GTGGCGGTCATATGAAAAAAGGCAAAGCCAACAATAACATGCCCAAGCAACAAATGGCTATGGGTGGTAAAATGAAACCAGTAGATGCTAAAAAGAATCCTGGACTAGCTAAATTACCTACAGACGTAAGAAACAAAATGGGCTTTATGGAAATGGGCGGCAAGATGAAATCTGACGAAGACTTTATGTATGGCGGTAAGATGATGAAGAAAATGAACAAAGGCGGAAAAATGAGTATGCCAGGCTTCAAAAGTTTCACAGGAATATCAAGTCTAGGAACACCTAAATCTGACAAGCCAGCAAGACGCAGAAAGAAAATGATGAAGGGTGGCAAGATGAACTATCCTGGTGGTGGCATGATGAAGAAAGGATCTATGTATCCTGGTGGCGGTAGAATGCAGCATGACTAATGGCTAAAAAACAACCTCCTAAATTAGCAAACCTAAGATATAGGTTTAATAAGTTATTTAAAGAGGGTGATTTTAGAAAAGCTAAAGAATTAAGCAGGTACTCTCAGTCTATTCACGGTGTGAATTTAGACGAAGAGTATCATTCTAAGTTAGCAGCTAAACAAGATCCTCGCGATCCATTTGGCTTGGGTAAAGTATCAGGGTTTAAAAAGCAGAAGTATGGTTAATTTTAAAAAAGACTACAAAGATTCTGGTGTAAGATCTACACACAGAACTAGAGTTCCAAGAGTTACTCTTACTAAAGTAGAGCCTGCTGATGATGATAAAAGAACCAGAGCAGAGCTTTTGGATTCTATTGAAGATTTATTTCAAAATACATTTCAATCAGGAAGAAAACAATCATACGATAAAGAGATAGATTTAGAGAGTCTAAGGTCTATTCTTACCATGCTTGTGTTGTCTGTTACAAATAATTCAGATGATTCAGTTGGCGCTACGCAACAGCAAATAGATGCTATAAATGCTAATACATCTAAAACAGGAATTACCGCTGATCAAATTCGTGATATACAAGCAAATAATGCTAAAAATAGTATAACGACATCACAGTCTAACGCTATAACAGCTAATACTGCAAAGACAACGTTTCCTGGTTTTGGCACAACATCAGGCAAATCTTTAGAAGGCGATACTACAACTATTAGTACATCACAAGCTAGTGCCATTACTGCAAACACATCTAAAGTAAGTCAAGGATTAAATACAGCAAACTCAAGCATGACATTTGATATACTTGAAAACAGAGGGGCATATAGTATAAGAATTAATGTCGTATGCAATGATGGCAGAACAAGAACATTTACAACAAGTTTAAGATAAATGCCAAAAGCTAAACAAGATCCACAAAGATATAGACCTGTTGCAAATAACGGACATCCTGACTTAAATCCTGAATCAGTATCCTATCAAGAGTATTGGGAACAAGAGCTCGATAGATGCATCAATGGTTTTAAGCCAAAGGGCATGAAAAAAATATCTGGCAAGCACTATTTTTATTTAAACTATTATAAAATATTAGGTAATGATGGTACAAGTGGATCACGTAAAACTTTGATAAGTCCTTGGTATAGACAAATGGATCATGAATATTTTGATCTTTATGAAACGTGCAAACAAGATAACAAGGGCATGATAGTTATCAAAGCTAGGGATAAGGGTTTTAGCTATATGAACTCTGGCATGATAGCACACGAATATACATTTTTTCCATTTAATGATGTGGGTATAGCAGCTGGTCTACAAGCTACTGCAGATGCATTTTTTGATAAAACTAAAAAAGGTCTTAACGGATTACATTCTAACTTTAAACATTCTATACTTAAAGATACTGATGGTATATTAAGATCGGGTTACAAGCAAAAAAACAAAGATGGCAAATGGGAAACAGGTGGATATCAATCTACTATAATATGTCGTACTATGGATAACCCAGAAGTATTCAAAGGTGAGCGTGTATCACTTATGGTTTTTGAAGAAGCTGGTGAGTTTAAACATTTAAAGAATGCATACATGTCTTCTAAAGCATGTTTTATGGATGGTAACTTGCAGTTTGGAGTTCCTGTTGTAGGTGGTACAGGTGGTGATATAAGTAAAGCATCAAAAGATTTTATGGATATGTATTACGAATCTGATGCATACAACTTAATACCAATGTTTATACCAGCCTCGCGCGCATACTATGGATATTTTGATATAAATAGTGGAGAAGAAAAAGTAGAAGAAGCTAAATCTGTTTTACTAGAAGAAAGAGAAACTATAACAAAATCAGGCGATAGAGAAGCATATAACTTACACATACAGAACTACCCATTAACAATACAGGAAGCATTTTTAAATACTAAGACTGCAAGGTTTGATAACTCACTATTGAATTCACAAAGATCTAGAATATTAGGCAGTAAAGATTATAGAAGTCAAGTACAAAATGGTTATTTAGATTGGGAGTTTGATGAAAACGATGACTACATAGTAAGATGGAGACCACATCCCGATGGGCCATATAAAATATTAAATCATCCAGAACCAAAATTTAAAGATTTAGACATAGGAGGTATTGATTCGTATGATCAAGATCAAGCAGGCGCATCCGACTCTTTGGGAAGTGCAATAATTTATCGTAGATTTGTAGACACAGATCATGCAAGTGATTATGTGGTAGCAGAATACACAGACAGACCAGATAAAAAGGAAGACTTTTGGGATGGTTGTTTAAAGTTAGCTGTGTATTATAATGCTAAAATGTTGGTAGAATATACCAAAATAGGAATACTAGATTACTTTAAAAGAATGAATGCTTTGAAGTATCTAAAAGAAAAACCTGAATCAGCACACAATCCTGGAACTAAAACTAGAAACAGGTATGGCGTGCATATGAATAAACAGGTTAAGTCTTTAATGGAAGATTTAATGGATGATTATATTAGAGAAAACGTTAGAGATATTTGGTTTTTAGATTTGATTGAAGAATTAGCATCATATGGAACTAAAAACACTGACCGAGCTATAGCCTTTGGTCTATGCTTAATACATAATGTAGATAACTACAGAATACAAGCAAAAGAAGTAGAAGCTGAAACTGCAGATGTTGGTTTCAAATATTATAAATTAGATAGAAACGGTGTACCGAAATTAATTAAATAATGTATAACTCAAGTCAATCATCATTTCCAGCGCAGTTTGTGTTGGAGTCAGAAAAAACAGAAGAATGGGCAAATCAATGGGTAAACGCTGTAGTAGCATACATGTCCTATACAGAGTCACCATACAAAAACTCTAGATTAAACGATATACAAAATTATAATATATATAATGGTAATTTAGATTTAGAAGACTTTAAGTATATTACTGAGCAGTATGGTATGTCTTATCCTGCTCGTCTAGTAAACTATCCTATTATATCACCGAAGATTGACTTGCTTGTTGGTGAAGATTTAAGAAGACCTATTGACGTAAAAGTTTCTACTACTAATAAAGAAGCAGTTCTCAGAAAAGAAGATGTCAAAGTTAATCTAATAATGAAGCAATTGACTGAAGATATACATAAAGAATTTGAACAGACGCATGGAATACCATTGCCTGAGGCAACAGAAATGGAAGTGCCTGAGGATATTGATTTATACATGAGATACAACTATCGTGAGATGGTAGAAGAAACTGCACAAGATGGTCTTGAGTATTTAATGCAACGATATAATTATAAAGATTTATTTAAGGAAGGATTCAGAGACATGTTAGTCACTGGCAAAGAGTTTTTTAAAATATACGATCATAATGGTGATCCATATGTGAGGCGTGTAGATCCAAGAAACATAGTATATGAAATAAATGCATCGTCTGATTATTTAGATGATTCATCTTGGGTAGGAGAAGAACGTTATTTATCATATAGTGAAATACTTGATGAATTTAGAGATGAATTGGATAGAGATGATTTAGAAGAATTATCTGCTATGTATCAGATAGGGGGATATGATGATTTAGCAAGATACAACGATCCTTTTGATTGGATTGACTATCAAGAAGGACAAGAGGTTAAGATTCGTGTAGTATCGGTAGAGTGGAAATCTATAAAAGCATTGAAGTTTAAAATTTCAGAAAACAAATTTAATCCTGAAAAACCATTTATGAAACAAGTGCCTGATGATTACAGACAGCGTAAAAACGAAGAAGTTGTTACTCGTTATGTAGATGATATATGGGAAGCTACAAAGATAGGGGGAAAAATATTGGTAAGAGCAAGACGTAGACCAAATCAAATACGTTCAGTAGATGATGCAGGCACTACATCTCTTTCTTATGTTGGTTGCGTAAGAAACAACACTACAGGTAGATCTGTATCTATGGTAGATTTACTAAAAAATATACAAATGCTTTACAATATAGTTATGTATCAAATAGAACTTGCTATGGCTCGTTCAGGTGGTAAAGCTGTAGTGTATGATGTATCGCAACTACCTACAAACTTAGGTATGGATATGCAAACTGTATTGTATCATTTAAAAACAGATGGTATTATACCTATTAATTCCAAAGAAGAAGGCAATCAGTTGGCATCATTTAATCAATTTCAACAGATAGATTTTACTTTATCTAACTCTGTACAACAATTGATTAATTTAAAAATGATGTTAGAGCAAACAGCTGGACAAATATCTGGTGTGTCACCTCAACGAGAAGGCGCTGTAGGACAATACGAATACGTTGGTAATGTGCAAAGAAGCGTTGTTCAGTCTGCTACTATAACAGAAAGTTTATTCTATTCACATGCTATGGTCAAGAAACGTGTGTTTGAACATGTTTGTAATCTAATGAAGGTGTGTTGGGCTGGAGGTAAAAAGGCATCTTACATACTTGGTGATGGTGCATATAAGTTTTTATCTGTATTTCCAGATATAGCAATGCAAGATTTTGGTATATTTATTGGTGACTCTGGAAAAGATGATGCAATGCGTCAACAATTACAAGGTATTGCACAAGCAGCCTTACAAGGTGGACAAGCTACATTACTTGATATTGTTAAAGTATTAAAAGCAGATACATTTACTGAAGCTGAACATATACTCGAAAGAGCTATGGATGAAGTTAAGAAACAACAAGCTCAACAAGCAGAACAGCAACAACAAATGTTACAAGCACAGGCACAGCAACAACAAGCAGAGTTTGAGAGAGAAGTACAGCTTGAACAAGTTAAAAATCAAGCTAAAGTACAAGTTGCACAAATACAGTCTGAAACTGATCTTAAAATTGCAGACATGAAAGATGATCTTGCAAGAGAAACTAGTGATGTTGCGCACACAGTAAAAAACAAACAGATATTCTTACAACAAAAGGCACAAAATGATGCAAAAGCTGACATAAGCAAAGCACAAGAAGAAGCTGGTGGCAAAAGAATATCTAAAGAACGTGAACAAAGAATACAAGATGTTATTAAAAAATCTTAGTATATTTGCAAATTAGGGAATTAATTTATATTAAATATGGCAGAAGAACAAACAAATTTAGTAGAAGAATCTACACAGGAAACACAGGCAGAAACTACAACAGTAGAATCTACTGAGGAAAAAACATTTGATCCATTAGCATTTGCTACAGATCAGTTGATGGAGCAATTTCAAGGTAAGTACAATGAAGAAGCAGCAGACAAAGCAGATGCGTCTACAGAATCTGAAGACAAAAGTGATGGTTTTTCTTGGGATAACATCGAGGTTGAACAACCACAGCAAGAACAACTTGAACAAACAGACGAAGACTGGGATGCCCCAGCTCAACCAGAAGCTACAGAAAAAGTGGAGAGCACTGAAGAAGATGGACCTGTAAATAAAGAATTAGATTGGTCAAAATTTGCAAAGGAGCTTGGTTTAAAAGGAGCAACTAAAGAAGATATTATTTCAGCTCTTAATTCACCTTTTATTGAGCAACCAAAGAGCGATGTGATCAACAAGTTAACATCTTATTTGGATATGAACGATAGATCTTTGATTGCTGCTGAAATGAAAACAGACGGGCTTGAAGAGTTTGAAATAGAAGAAGCCATTGATAAAATGGAAGATTCTGGTATTTTAAAAAGGGAAGCATACAGAATAAGACGACAACTTAATAATGCTATAGAACAAGAAAAACAAAAATTCTTAGCAGAGAAACAACAAGAAGAGTTGTCAAATAAAGAAAAGGTAGATCGAAATAAAAAAGATTTACAAAATCATTTAAAGTCACTAGGAACATTTATGGGTGGTACAGTGACTAAAGGGCAAGCGCAAGATGCTTACAAATATATTACGTCAGGAAAAATGGCTGAAGATATCTGGAAATCTCACGACAATGCTTCGGAGGTAGCGATGTTTATGCTATTTAAAGACAAGTTTGCTAAGATATTGCGCTCACAAGGTTTAGAAGATGGTAAAGCGTCTATATTGAACGATATTACTTCTCCTAGCCTTAGCGGAAAATCAAGACCAACGACAAATATTAAAAAAAGTGGTTTTGATCCTTCTGCATTTATGAGAGAGTAACTTTACAATACAATCGGGCGATGCCCAAGGTTACGTGAAAATTACTCTGGATTTTAAAATAGTGTTTAATTAATAAATTTTTAAAAAATGGCTAAATTGTATACAGGAACTTATGGTTCTGGAACAACTCCCGAGAATGCCTTGAACACAGCACTATTGCAATACCCAGAGATTGCAAGAACGTTGATTCAACAGTATCCTCGTTATTCAGCGACTTACCTTATGGAAAGAACAGGTCGCTTCGCAAGTGAAAAAGTCCTAGGAGATAACTCTTTTGAGTGGAAAGTAATGGGACGTTATAATGCTCCAACATTCTCAGCTGGTTGGATTTCTTCAGATGGTGTAACATTTGTTGGATCTACTTCTGCTGGTGGTGCTGCTACTGCTGCTTCTACTGTAAATGTAGCTGCTGCTGATGCTGACGGAGACGTTATCTATTTAAGAGGTGATGGTGACACTTCAGGTCGTACACCAAATTTCTTAAACAAATTTGATATGATCAGATTCCAATCTGGAGCTGTTGGTCTTGTATTAGAAGATCCATCACCTTCAGTTGCACAAGCTACTGCTAATGGCGGTATTGCTGTAACTGCTGCATCATACGATGTTAAAATCGAAATGATTAGAGGTGCTTCAAATCCACTTAAATTAACAGATATCCATGCAGATGCTATTTTCGCATCGATTGGTTCAGCTTTCCCTAATGGTTCTAACGGAGCTGATGTAGGTGAAAACTACGTATATCCTTCTACTTACAAAAATTACCTTACGACTTCTCGTAAGAAAATTGGTGTAACTGGTAAAGATATTACTGATATTATGTGGATTGAAAATAATGGACATCGTTTATGGTACTTTACTAAAGAGCAAATGATGATGGACGAATTTATGTATCAGCAAGAATTACAGCGTTGGTATGGTAGAACATCTGTTGCAGAGGTAAATGCTGCTGGAGCATCAGGCGTTGCTAGACCAGGAGCTATTTCTTCTTCGCTTTCAGGTTTGTCTGGCGTACAAGGTTCTTCAATTGTAACAGGTGATGGTCTATTAGCTCAAATTGATTCTTCTAACCAAGCTACTTATACATTAGGTGCTTTAACTGAAGACATCATTACTGAGTTCTTGGCTAAGTTATCTTTAAATACTACTCAATCTGAAGGGAATGAGTTCGTTGTATTTACTGGTACTGAAGGTCGTTTGGCTTTCCACAAAGCAATGAAAGAATTAGTAATTGCTCCTTCTGGATCATTTACTGGTGGTTCTATGGTTGGTGTAAATGGTGATGTAGAGCTTGGTGCTAACTTCACATCTTACATGGCTTTAGGAAACAAAATTACTATTGCTTATTGTCCTGTATTTGACGATCAGAATCTGCATTCAACTGCAGCTGGTGCAAATGCATTTGGTGACAACAGATTAAAAGAGTCTGCTAAAATGGTATTCCTAGATTTCGGTAGAACAAGTGGTGTTTCTAACATCGAGCTTGTTACTAAAGGAGCTGAAGGATCTAACCGTTCATTTATCAAGAAGTATGTAGCTGGTATGATTAATCCATACGATCAATCATCTATGATGGCTGCTAACGCTGATGATAAGTTTGAAGCTCACGTTTTATCTGAGTCTGGAATTATAGTTCGTAACCCATTATCTTGTGGAATTCTTTCCGCAGCATAATACAATACTTTTATATTATGGCAAGAGGAAACTCATATTTATTTTTTCAAACTGCTGACAATGATTGTGCTTGTATTCAAGCATCAGCTGTTAGCACTATTGAAAATGATGGCGATGGATCTGTACATGTTAACTTTACTAAATCTGGCGGTGGCGCTGGTATTGTAGAAATGACTGTAACAGATGGTAAAGAAGATGATGTGGTTAAGGAAATTGCTAGAATTTGTGCTACAAACACAAGTCCAGTAATTACTATAGCTGATGATGTTAACAGTGTTTACACTGTTGATGGAATTACAGCTGTGGGAACTATCACACCAGCTTAATAACTGAATTTAACGATTAAAGGGAGGGGCAACCCTCCCAATAATCACTTAACTGGTATTGACGGAAGAGAAGCTTGAACGACAATACTTTAATTATTAATTTTTAAAATAAATAGAAATGGCTTTGAAATTTGATTTTAATAAGTTAAGAACTGCTGTAAAGGGGTTTTTAACAGGAACAGACGTTTCAGGTGGCGCTTTAGCTGCTGGTGAAGAAGCGGTATTTGTTCCAAAAATGCGTTACGCTTATTTAGTAGAAAATATTTCTGCTGCTGTAACGCTTACTAACGAAGATAGCGGTAAAATCTTTATGCTAGATTCAGCTGGTGGTGCTTATCAAATAACACTACCTGTAGCTGCTAGTTTAGATTCTGGATGGAACTGTAAGTTTGTTACTAAAGAAGACACTCCAACTGCTGATATTACTATTGCTGCTGGAAGTGCAATTATTGATTTTGTACAGAAAGATGCTGCTGGTGATGCTGGTGCATCTACTGCTGGTACAGCTGTAAGTAATATTCTTGTTGAGGCAGCGTCTAAACAAGGAGATTATATCAATATTTTTACTGATGGAACCACATATTATGCTGATGGTTTAAGTGGTGTTGCAACAGGACACACTACATCGTAATAACAATTTGAGTAACGGAGGGGCTTAGTCCCCTCCATTATTCTTATATTTGTAATATGAATTTAGGACAGTATTTAAAAAGTTTAGATCCAGAAGGATTTAAAAAAAGAGTTAAAAGAGAAGAAGAAAGTAAAAAAGAAAGATTCTTCATTGGAGGACAAAGCGGCTTTAAATGGAGTAAGCGTTCTAGTAATAAAACATGGATAGAGAACGGTAATATTATTAAAGAAAAGAAAGGTAAGGAATTACCACCGCAATAGGGAGTATTAATTTAATTTAAAAAAAATGAGACACACAGTATTGATTAAAGCAAAAAATGCAGGTAAGTTTAACTACGCAAAGTTTGGAACTTATACTGGTAGAGGTGGTAGAAAAATATCACTATTAGATATGGATGGCGAAGTATCATCAGGATACGAAATGTTTAATGCAATTACGCCATTAGACATTAATGATGAGTATGACAAAAGAGTATATGAATTTTTACAAAATCATCCATTAGTAAATAGTGGTGGATTTATACTTGAAGATTTATCTAAAGCAGAAAATGAAAAAGCTGAAGAGTCACTAGCTAAAGCAGACGCAGTTACAGCTGCTGCTATGTTATCTAAAAAAGAAATAGAAGACCTATGTCATCTTATTGGATTAAATGGTGATTGGGATGATAATATTCGTAAAGCTAAAGTAATTGCTTATGCTAACGATAATCCTAAAAGATTTTTAGAGGTTAGACAAGATAATGACGCGCCTATTAAAATCTTTATTAGAAAATGTATGGCTAAAGACTTGTTTACAAGAGTTAATGGTGTATACAAATATGGGACTACAACTATTGGTCTTACAGAAGATCAAACAGTACAGTGGGTAAAAGATAATGCTGATATACATGCATTACTTAAAAACGAAATTAGAGGTCCTAAGAAACGTACAAAACAAACTGTAGAATTAAAAGAAGCTGAGTAATGAATTTAGACGCTGCGCATGATTTAATGGATTTACTGCTTGATAAAGCAGAACAACCATACTTTACTGATAATGAAAAAAATCAGTTTTTAGATCATGCTATAATGTCGTTTATAAATTTTCACTATAGCTTCTATGATCAAGAGCAAGTGTCAAGAGATGCTTTGAGTTATTTTTTTCATGATAGTGATCCTTCGTTTGGCGCGCAAAATGCTCCCTTAGGAACAAGAAACTTGCCAGAACGTTATGTTCATTTAATTCAGTTTGAAGTTGGTACAAGTGCAAATAATTTGCGATCAGCAAAAATTTTAGGATCAAAAGATTATTTAGATTTAAGATTGTCAAGCGATCCTTTCAATAGACCAACTGAAGATAATCCAATATGTTTTGTAAGGGTGGGTGAAAATGCTATCAACCCAGGAACTTTTTTTAATCAAATACATTTTCAACCTGCAACTTGGCCAGGCCAAACACTTGGACCTGCTACTCGATATTTTTGCATAGTATTTAGACCACATGATATAGTTTTTAAAGATACAAATGTGTTAAATGTAAGTACTTCTTTAGTAGACGAACCACTATCAGAATTATATCAAAGAGAAGTTATAGATATAGCAGTAAGAAAAATGACTGGTAATATTGAAAGTCCAAACATTCAATATCAACAAATAGAAGCAGAGCAGAGTAAATCAATTTAAAGAGCTTTTTGCTCCCTGCGCGATAATAGGCTGTATCATCTTAGGGTGTGAGGCCTATTGTTGTTTTGTATCATATTTTAAAGTACTTTTGTAGTATGGCTACACTTAATGAAATAGTTTATAATATTCGCAATATTGCTTACGCTGGCACAAGTAATAGTGAACAAGATTTAAGTACAAGACAAATAAAGTTTTGGGTACATTATACTAGAGCAAAGCTTTTAAAACAAATGGCTGCTAATGGTAAACAATTGCCATATATATGTTTTCAAAATTATAATGCTACGCAAAATATGGATTTCTTATCTATAGAAGAGCCAAGTTGGCAAACATATGTAAATGCAGTTACTTCTAGTAATGAAGAACTTATAGTCATTTCAGATAGAACTGCTGATCTAGCTGGACTACCATTAACACAAAATCATAATGAAGATTTTTATGGTAGAGATTTTTATAATTTTGATGTAAACGAAGATATAGATGAATATGGGAGATTAGTGTTAGTCTATCCGCCTCTTTTAAACATTAACAATAATTATGGTTTTGGAGAACTATCTCTTAGATATGGTCAAGATACCTTAAATCAAAATCATTCAACAATACCAATACCGCTTGTATCAAAAGATCAAAATACAGCAAAAAAATATAATAGATTTACTTCAGCGGTAGCTCCATCTGCCTATACAGATGTTTATGCAGAAAATAATTATGTATTAATTATTCGACAATTAAGAAGTGTATTTAGAGAATCTACAGCAACAACATATGATGCTCCAATACAGTATAGAGTATATGCAAATGTTTGTTTACAAAACCCAACTGAAGTTCCTGGATGGGATGATAATCACACATATCCTATTCCACAATTTATGGTAAAAGATTTAACACAAGGGGTGCTTACGGAATTACAAGTTCAACTTAATGCACCAAGTGATAAAATATCAGATAATGCAGATACTACAAAACTTGTTCAGCCGACAGCACAAAGATAAATATGATAATACTAAAGACATTTATAATAACATAAGGAATAGTATTACAGTAAAAGGGGAATGGCTTAAGGGGCAAAAAAAATATAGAAGAAACAAACTGGATTATAAAACCTATTATGCAGTTGTTTCAAAGTTTTTTAAAATATTGATAAGAGATGTTGTAACAAGAAATGAACTTGTGCATTTGCCAGGAGATTTAGGTTATGTGTATTTAGATAAAAAAGAACACAATAGAGCATTTCATTATCGAGTTGATATAAATCAGTCTAACAAAGAGGGAAAGTTAGTTAAATACAAAGTTCCCATACTAGATGATTATTATCATAAATTAGTTTGGGTAAGACCAAAGAAATATAGTAAATGTAAAATAATGCCGTTGAGCAATTTTAAAAAAGAAATAAATAAATTAAAAACTACATAGATGGGAACTGAATTAACAGCACAATCTTTAATAGTAACAATTACAGAAGCATTAGCTGTGGATCATGCTAATGGTGCTACTAACGATATAGATTTTGCGCAAACGTACACGCACACGTACGGGAGTATAGCTAATGTTACTAAAAAAATTATTAAGCTAGCTAATACAAATCTTACAGAAATTGCAACATTTGGTAGTGATACACAGAATGGAGCATTTGTTCGTGCAGATATAAAATATATAAGAGTAACTAATTTAGATGCATCTGATGCGCTACAAGTAGGCATGGATGATGAAGACTCTGATGCAGCGTATACTTCGGTAGCCGCAGATAGCAGTATAATATTTACAGGAACTACTGTAGAAGGTGATAATGGTGGATCAACATTAGATAATGCTACAGCACTAAAAGTTAAGGGAGCAGCAAATCAACAATTAGAATTATTTATAGCCTCAGTATAATATGCATGTACCAGTAAACAGAGTGTTTAATAATGTAGCTCGAAACCTAGGATTAAACAACTACAACAACAATATTGATAGTTGGGCAGAATGGGCATTTGAAGCAGAGCAATATATAGGTAGTAATAAAACTTTTTTACAAAAAGAAATTACTTATAGTAGTGGAGAGCCAACAGCTGCAACAGCAAAAATTGAATTTTCATCATTACCTACAGATAAGTCTTGGGTTGAAATAAATGCAACTAGATTTATTTTTAGAGAGCCAGTTGTTACTCCTGCAGTAGCTAATAATGTTTTAGTTAACACAATTGACAGTGATGACACTATAGTTCCAATACAACAGCTAACTGCAACAGATTTAGACACAACATTAAGTAATTTTGTCAATAAAATAAATAGTTCATATTATTACACTGTAAAAGGTGTTATTGCCGAGCACACAACTGGTGATAGCTTTGTTACATTTACATTTAGTAAAACTGGAGATAAAGGAAATCATATTACATTAGCATCAAGTGGAGATGCTAGAATCACAAAGTTTTTTTCTGGCGGTAAAGAAAGAATGCACAACAAACAAATAAGATTGCCTGACAATATGGTAAAACTGTTAAGTATAAGAGTAGGTAATACTATTGTTCAACCTACAAGTTCACAATACAAAAGTAAAGTTTCGGCTTTGCTTGATAGATATCATATAAACGGAAATCGTGTTAACTTCTCTACAAATTATACAGAAGATGTAGTTGTTTCATATTTAGCTGTACCATTGAGTGCTGAAGGGTATCCTATGATATTACAAGGTCATGAAGAAGCAGTAGCATTTTACATTATGTGGAAATATAAATCTATTGGTTATTATGCTGGTGAGGTTCCACAATATATTGTAAAAGATTTAGAAAGAAGATGGTATCAACTTTGTGGTAAAGTAAGAGGTGATGATAATATGCCAAACTCAGTAGAGTTATTAAAGATTGGCAAAATGTGGAATGCAAAAGTTCCTGTTACATCTTTCAACCCACCATTATATGATGGATTAAATAGTTATTAATGGCAGAGAAAAGCGCACCAAAAGGATTTAGTAAAGGTCTAATTACTGATGTAGATCCCAGATATCAACTAGAGGGATCATATAGAGATGCCATGAATATTAAATTGGTTAGCTCTGAAGGATCAACATTTACAGTAGAAAATATAAACGGTAACAGACAAGTATTAGATTTAGACACTATAGAAAAACATTTACGTTCGCCATATTCATTAACATCAGCAGTTCCGCAAAATTATTTTAAAGATACTGGTGGACTGCCTTATGATGTAGGAGATGTTAACGGAGTTATTAGTATGCGTGGTGCAGCTAATATTGTCGGACATTTCTCATTTAAAAATCAATTGCTTTTAATAGTTTGTGGATATGTAGCATATGATGAAAGTAGTGGATCACAAAGTGTAGATGATTTTAGAACAGTCTTTTTTTTAATTGATTTTGATGCAGATGGCAATGTTGAAAAATGTACAGATTTGAGAGTTTGTTATTCTGCACTAGAAGATCAATGGCCTAATTTAAACATGGATCCACTTATCAAATGTAGAGTAGAAGGCATTGTAGAAAACGAAGCAATATCTAGAGTTTATTGGACAGACAATAAGAATCCTTTAAGAACTTTTAGTCTAAACGATCCTAACTTACATGAATTAGAAATTGGAGAGCTTGATATATCTCCAAAATCTAATCACAATCAATTTACTTTACAAAAAACAATATCAGGTAGTTTACCTGTGGGTGTTTATCAATATTGTTATAAATACTTAACAGATTCAGGTGGTGAATCAGGCATATCACCGTTAAGCAACCTATATCATATTTCAAACGCTAATAGCGCATCATCTGCATTGTATTATGGTGGTGATCCAGGCGAACAATCATCTGATGGCTTGTTGTTAAAAATTACTGATTTAGATCAAAGATATGATTCAATTTTGATATACGCAGTATACTATGCCTCTTTAGGATCGACTCCTTTAGTTGCAGAGGTTATAGAAAAAAATATAAATGCTAACGGAGAAGTTTCGTTTAATCACACTTCTTTAACTACAGTTATCGAAAATGGTGTAGAAAATATATTAATACCATCAAACACGTGGGATATTTGTAAAGACATTGCAATTAAAGATAATGTTTTATTTGCTGCAAATTTAAGGTCAAAGAAAAATTTTATTACAGAAAAAGAGTGGAACGTTAAGCTGTTAAGATATCGATTAGATTTAACTAATGGTAACTTAACTACAACAGATAGTAATGTTAAAGACTATTTTCATACAGAAGTTGCTAGTTCTTCAGATTATGATGCATTAAATGTTATAGAGGCGGGTAGCTCAACTTCTTACAACAAATTGAATACAGAAGGAACAAATCATCAAACTGCTCATAGATATTTACCAGACGAGGGGCAATGCAGTCATGGACAATTTAATCAATATACCACCGCATCATCACTTGCGGGTAGAAGAATTTTAGGAGCACAAAGTTATGGATACTACGGTACATCAGGAGGGGCTACGGGTACAAATGGACTTGGTGGTGTTATGATGACATTTAGAATGGAACCAAAAATATCTGATACAAGAGATAATAGAAGTGGTGTAAATGATAGCGCTACAGAGTTTATTACGACAAACACACCAAATGAAGATATACAAACTGACAATTTAGCTGGTAATAGTGGCGGTACAAATAATACACAATCTGAATATACAGCAAGTTTTACCGTAGGATCTAACAAAGATGCACATGCTTCAGGTAATAAAAGAGGTTATCAAAGGGGTGAAACATATAGATTTGGAGTATTAGTATATGATTTAAACGGTGATCCTGGAAATGTATTATGGATGGGTGATATACAAATGCCACAACATCACGATAAAGCATGGGAATTAGATTTAGATAGTACACAATTAGGTCGCAATGCTTCAAACAGCTTAACTAAATTTAGAGAAAATCCTATAGCGCAAGATTATAGAATATCAGCACACGCTAATTGTCCTGTACCTGGCGTTCATAGACATTATGACACAACTACTAGATTTAATCCGACAACAAACAATTCCCCAAAAACAGCACAAAGATTTTTTACACCTGATGGTGGTGCTGGATCTCATTACACTATGGATTTGTGTGTTGATTTTACTTTTAAAATACCACAGCATGTAAGAGAAAAAATATCAGGATTCAGGGTAGTAAGAGCACAAAGAGATGAACTAGATAGAACAATTTTACAGTCAGGATTAATTAATCAAATAATAAACTATGGATCTTCAATTCCTGCAGAGGGTTATGTAGGCCATTCAAACGTTGGCAATACAGTTCCTTTATCTGTTGATGTAGAGGCTGGCGATCATTCAACAGTTAGTGATGATGCTGTAGATGAAATTTATGATTCTTATCTAAATGGATATGCTGGAGTAAATGCTTTAAGTAGAAGAATTGTTTTTAATGATTCAACTAATAATGAGTATTATGTAAGTGAAGCAGAATCATCAACAGGCGGTGCTTCAAAACAAGATTTTTCTGCCTGTGCAGAGTTTGGAAGTTTCAATACAGGGTGTCATTATGAACCTGGAACACCAAATAAAAGTTATACATCAACTTTTGTTGCAAAAAAAACTGTGCTTATGTATTCTCCCGATAGTGCATTTGGAGTAAGACCTTATTCTTTTAATTCTGAGCATAAATTTATAAATGTATGTACGTTAAAATTATATAATCAGACAAGACATGATTTGTATGAATCTTCAACTAGTGATCAACAATATACTAAAGAGTCTGTTTTAGGACATTATGATATAGAAGATCATACTTCTTTATCGGATAATGTTACAAATGTACCTACTGATGGCACTTCTAATAGTAGAATATTTCATCATAATGATAAAGAGACTGGTTTAACTTTTTATACTAAAAAGACAACAAAAGATGATGAGTCAGGTGTAATGGTTGGAAAATGTTTTGTTTATGATACATATCAACAACATTACAAAACACACTATAGTCACTACGGATCTTCAAATCCTGTATATGTACATGAAGCAGGCACTTATTATGAAAAAATGTTTAATACAAATTATACAGATGAAGATTTTGCGTATACGGGAAATACTTTTGCATCATACGTAAATCCAAATTCTACTATACCTTTACCTGGTTCAAATAGAAACATTGATGGAAACGAATATGTGTCAAACATTTTAGCAGCTAAAGAAATTGGTGATGGAGAATTTGTATCTAAATCTTTTTTTAAAAGCAGCACAGGAACAAATCAATGGTATATAGAGAATAGAGGTTTTTCTAATTTTAGCTTAGGCGCAGGATATTTAAGAGGTTCAAAAACTTGGCAATTTGCTTTTAATTATGGAAAAATAGAAAACGCTTTATTAGACTATGAAACTGTATCTACAGTGCAAATGGGAACACGCTCGATTATTATAGACACTGACAAAGAAATAGCTAACGTATTAGATATGGGTGCAATTACTCATCATAAACTTTGGCAATATACAAAATCAGGTAAATCACAAATAAATAATCCTGGTATAAATGGAACTGTATTACAATCTATTAATCATCAACCAATACCATATTATGCATATGGAAATATTGTAAAAGAAAACGATGGGCAATATGGTGGTGACTCTGCAGAATCAATACAAAAAACAAGATGGATAAATGCAGGAAATTATCATCCAATAAATATAAATAATCTAGAACATCATTCTACAGTGTTTGGTGGCGACACATTTGTAGGCTTGTATTCACATCAAATTACTACATCACCATATCCTGAAAAGAGTTACTCTAAATGGATAGTGTTTCCTTGTGAATCTTTTGTAAATACAGAAATGCGTAGTGGATATCATTTAGCAGCAAATGATCATGTAGAAGGGTTTGATCAAGATGCACCACCATTTTCTAATGATTGGTTTTACAATACTGTTTATTCGCAAGAAAATGATTTAAAAAGTTATTTAGCTATACAAGATGAAGATCAAGAATTTAGAGAACTACCTGTAGAAATTGCTTATTCTAAAACTAAATTAGCAGGAGAACAAGCTGATGCATTTAGAGTGTTCCCTATTTTTAATTTCTATAATGTAGAAGCTATTTATGGTCAAATAAATAGACTTATTAATTTTCAAAATGAAATCCATTTTTTACAAGAAAATGCTATAGGTCAGTTACTTGTAAATCCAAGAACCTTTCTTCAAGATACGTCTGGAGTTGAATCAATATTTACTGGATCAGGAGACACGGTGGAGTCACATCAGTATATATCAATTAAATACGGAACACAGCATATGCATAGTGTTGTAGCTAGCGAAAGAAATTTATTTTTCTTTGATATTAATTATGCAAAACTATTAAAGTATACATCAGATAAAAAACTTATTAGTATTTCAGATGATTTAGGTACTAGAGATTTATTTGAAAAAGCTACAAAATATGGTAGATTAAAATTACAAGATAGATACGAACAGGCACCTCGTGTAAGTAAAAATGATATGCCTTTATATTTTGTAGGCATACATGGTGCATTTGACTATTCAACCAACACTTTGTATATGACATTTGCAGATAGGTTAAGGATAGACAATTATGATGGTGCATTACATCCCACTGGAGATTATGTTGTGACTGTTCCTGTATCATCAGGCAGTAAAACATATGATATAGCTTATGGTGCAGAGCCAGAAAATCCAGGCGACCAGCCTATAGGAGGGTATGCATATAAATATATTTTATCTAGTACCGTAGCATATAATGAAGATATTGATGCTGTTATTTCTAGATATAGTGTTTATCCTCAGCAATGGATTGAACATCAGGGTAAGCTTTATACTCCAAAATCCAGAGTACCTTGGCTGTCTTATGGTGCTGGAGGTGGATTAGCTGCAGGATATGCACATAATAGTAGTACAGCATATGTGTTTGGTCAAGGACTATCAGGAGTGTATGGTAGATTTCCAGACTTTATAAGAAATTATGCTAGATATAGCTATGGCGGGCATGAATTAAGTAGTGGATCTGTTCAGCTTTGGCAATGGGAGGGATCTGATGAAAAAACTAGATTTTTTGAAGAAAACATGCTTCATGATCCAATTGATGCGTCAAGCACAACGCCTCCTGATTATAATCAAAATATTGAGTATCCTGTATTTTCAGATGATGAAACAGAAATAACACAGCAAGGTGTTGGATCAATTATACATCAATCATTTGTAGAAAAAATTATAAATGATGTTCCATCTGAAAACAAAAAATTTGATAACTTAAGTGTAGTTACAACTGTTGGATATTTTAGTAGATATATGACTGATATATTCGGTGAAGGAAATAGACTATCTGCAGAAAGAGGTGTAGAAGAAACAGATGCAGGATTATATTTTGAAAATTTAAGTTTTGAAACAGATTTTAATACTGTACAAACTATTGATATAGCAACTGAAAATAAACCGTTTTATCCAACTACTACATCATTTGAAGACATCTTACATAAGTATAGAGAAGGTGTATTAAGAATACCATTAAGAAATAACTCTATCAATAGAAGAGCTGTTGGTACTTACTTAAGAGCTAGATTGACAGCAAGAACAACGGAAAAATTTAATATATTTGCAATAATGGCTAAATACCGTAAATCCTACAACTAATGGCAGTATCAGACGTACAAAGATTTTTAGGTCAATATGGCGACATGCTAAATCCATATGGACAAACAGCAAAAGACGCAAACAGAGTTATTAAACAAAATACTACAACTCCACAATTATCAATGCAATATAATACTGCACCAACTAATTTTGGAATGTACAGTACTTTGCAAAATATTAATCCAGAAGTAGTAAATCAATTAGATTTTATAAAGTCTCCTGATATCCTAAGTTCAACTGGTGCAGGTTTGCAAACTATTATGCAAGGCTCACAGCTTTTAGGAACAAAGGTTGGAGAAGGCACATTAGGATCTAAGTTACTTGGTCAAAATTTTATGAAAGGTCCTGGTGCAAGTATTACTAATCCATTTACACAACAAGCATCTTCAGGATTTACTGGTGTAACTTTAGATCCATCACCTATAGGACCATATATGGAAGGGACTGCAAGTTCTTTAACTGGAGGTCAAATGGCTAGTAATTATTTTAGCAATTTAAAAGCTGGATCAGTGTCTGCTGGTTTACCAACATACCTTGTGGGTAGAGCTTTAAGAAGCGCATTCGATGATGACGATCCAACTACATTTGCAGCAGGTGAAATGTTTGGTGCGGGTGTTTCTGGTGCGGGTGCAGCATCAGCACTAATGGGATTAAGCCCAAAGCTTGCAGCGTTAGGTCCTGCAGGGATATTATTAGGAATAGGTATATCTATATTTGGAGGGAAGAAGAAAAGAGATAAAGCTCGTAAATTACAACAAGAGTATGAAAAAAGTGTTGCAGAGCGTAATGAAGAAATAATGAATCAATATCGTGAAGGTATTTCTGAAAGTCGTCAAGACAGAGAAAGTCAATCACGTGAAATGGATTATAATAGACAAGCAGCTAAATTTAGCAATCCATATGGTGCAGGTCAATTTTATAATGAAGGTGGTTTAACTGGTAAAGAAAAATCCAAGGTTGCTAAAATGGGTAGACGTGGTGATACGGAATTAGCTCATATAAATAAATCTGAAGCAAGATTATTAAAAATGTTAGGCGGGGCTGGAACAATAAATCCTAAAACAGGATTAAGAGAGTATCATTTTTCTTTTAGTCATGTTAGTAATGCCATTCAAAATGTTTTTGGAGGCGCGACTGATGTATTAACAGGAGGTATTGATGCTGCTACTGATATAGGATCTACTGCATTAGGTGCCGCAGCAAATGTAGCAGGTGCAACAGGAGGCGCTGCAGCAGATATTGCAGATGCAGTCGGAGTAGATGATGTTTTGGAGTTTGCAAATGAGGAAATAATATCACCTGTTATGGACACAAGTTTTAATCTTATTGAAACTGGAATAGATGCAGGAAGAGAAGTAGCAAGTATGGCAGCAAATGTTGCAGGTGACATAGGTAATTTAGCTATTGGTGCAGGAACAAGCATAATGGAAACTATAGGAAATAAAATAGTATTTCCAACAATGACAGGTATAGCAAACTATCTTTCTGGTGATGATGATGATATGTCATTACCAGAATTACCTCCTTTACCCAATATTAAACTTAATGAAGAAAATATAAAACCTAATATTGTTACAATAGATCCTTATGGTAATACATTACCAGACAAAGCTTTTGATACATCATTAGCTTCAGGATCTGCAGGTTTTGTAAGGCCAGATGCTGTTGATGTAAACAACATATATTCACAAACACAAGCAAACGTATAAAATGAGTGACAAAACAAAACAAAATGCTGGACGATTCATTGGAATGATGATGAAAACAAAAATGATTCCAAAATATGTAGACGTACTTAAAGGCATGTTAAATCCAAATAAAAAAGGATTCAATAGTGATGAAACTGTTAGTCCATTTATAACACAAACTGATGATGGTAATTACGAAGTTAAAATTGGATATTCTTCATTAGGTGTTTTTAAGAACTTGAATGATGCAAAGAAAGCTAAATACAATCAACCTGATTTAGATTTAAAAACAATAGGAAATAAATTTCGAGAAGATTTTACTAAAGCTGAAAAAAAGCTTCTGAATATGTATCTAACAAAGGCAAAAGTATTTCTAATTTACCAATTAAAAATCAATTTGTTATATCAAACTATTTACACACTAATGACGTAAATGAAACATTTTTAGATGCAGTAATAAATAATGATTATTCAAAAGCAGCAAAAAACTACATGCGACCAAAAATGGAACAAGCAAATGAGTTTTTTAAAAATGTTATGTTTAGTGGTCCTGTTGGAGAAAATGATTTTGGCAACACGCAACAGTTGCAAAACTTTTCAGATAATATGTTAGATCAAATATATCCTGACTCTAATAAACAACAAACTAATATGAAGCAAATGGAAAAAGGTGGCAAAATGACTCCTGTTGCTGAATTTACTGGTGGTGAATTAGTTAATAATAAAGAAGAGGAAATGCGACAAGCAATGAAATCTGGTAATAATTCTAAAGCTGCTGATATATTTAGAAATGAAGTAAAAGATAAAAACATTACACCAGGTAAAGCAAGTCATAAAACTAACCCATTGCCTGTAGCTAAAGATGGTACAGTGATGAATGATAAAGGGAAACCTACAGGACAAAGCGCTAAACCTGGAGCTGGCGTGTATGATCATATTAAAAAACAATATAAATCTAATATGTCAGATAACGAGGTTATTGCAATGGTAAAAAAGAACCACGCTAAATGGCGTAAAAACGGAATGGAATAATGGCAAAACCTACACCGCAACAAGTATATAATTATTTAATGACTAAACCTGGCATGACTGATGTCAAGGCGCGAGGTATAATAGCTAATATACAAGCTGAAAGTGGATTTGATCCAGCTATACGTGGTGATTATATGATCGCTAATCCTACAGGTGAATTAAAAAATAAAGAACGTTTAGTTTACAAAAAAATAGATGGTAAGTATTACTATATGAATACCCATCCTACAAAAGCAGGTCAAGAGGTAGATGAAAATTTAGTTTCAGGTATTGAAGCTACAGCAGGAGGACTTTTTCAGCATCAATCATCTCGTTATAATGCAATGGTTGCAGAAGTAGGTGATGATTGGGAAACTAATTGGAAAGGACAAGTAGATTTTGCTTTATCAGAACCTGACGCTCAAAAATATTTAGATGAAGAAAGAACTTTTAATAGCGTAACAGATTCTACTAAAGCTTTTATGCTAGAATTTGAAAGACCAGCAGATCAATCTGATAAAAAGGTTGATGAAAGAGTAAGTAATGCGCCAGAAGTTCTTTCAAATTTATCGGAAGGTCAAACAATAATACCACAAGATATAGAATTACAACAAGATAATACACAGATTCAAAGTCCACCTGTTCCTGTTATAGATGATTTAATTGTAGATGAAAGCGAAGGAGATAGACGTAAAAGAGAAAAGTTGCAGGAAGAAGATGAGCGTATAAGTTTAAGAGCTAATGAGCGAGAAAAGGATGCCAAAAGATATATGGAGCTTACTCGTAAAAAGAAAGAAGCTGTAGAATATTATGGAAAAGATGCAAAAAGAGCAAAACGTTTTGATGAAGAATTAGCTGAAATTGAAAAAAAGTATAACTTGACTCCTGCGCGCTCTGATGAGGATCTTGAAAAAATAAGATTAGAAACTATAAATCAAATACTAGATGATCCAGAAACAAGAGGTGCTATATATACAGATCAAGATTTAGTAGATATAGAAGAAGAAGAGCCAAATATAGAAGATAATTTTTTAGTTACAGATACAGATGTTGTTGTTGCTACAGATGAAGAACAAGTAACAACTGATACTCGTGAGCCTACCGTAGAAGAGGTAGAAACAAGGCATGGTCCAAATGCTCGTATCGGAACAGTAGGTGGTGTTGATAATATAATATATACTGATGAAAATGGAGATCCACAACAATATCCTGTTAGTGAATTTTATAATGAAGAGAATACCCAAACGTTTGAATTGTATGACGATGGCACATTACCTCCACCACAAAATATACCAGTTACTAATGATGATATTGCAGCAAGACAAGACAACACTCTTGGACCAACTATAACTCCCGTAGAGCTACAAGTAGAAGAAGGAGAAGGCACAGAAGGAATAGATCCGTCTTTTATACCAAACGAACAAACTCCTTTGGTAGCTAACGCTAATGATACTGATGGTGATGGTGTTCCAGACGGTATAGATCCAGATTCTGAAACAGTACAAATTGTTGATACAGATTTTACAAATACAAATAATAATGAAAATAATAATCAGATTAATTATTTAGATTCATTAGGAGATTTGGGTAATGTTTTATCTCAGGGTTTAGGTATTGTACAAAGTGTCAGAGACATGATAGGTAATCCTGACGACTTAATGATGACAGCATTAGGCAAGAAAGCTTATGCTGAAGCTATGAAAGAAATTAAACCAGCTGATTATCCTGGGCTATCTGCACAATTTAAAGATCATCTGAATCAGACAAGACAACTAGCTAAAATGGGATTTAGTTTGGATGAATCACAAAAAGCAAAAGCTGATATAGATGCTGCATATGGCAAAGGAATTGAAAATGCAGTTAGAGGTACAGCGGGTAATAGAGCTAAGTTTTTAGCTATGTCTGGGGTTTTAGACAGTCAAAGACAATCTGCACTGCTAGATTTTGCAGCTAAAGACGCAGCATTACAAAGACAAAATCAAACTCAATATTTAAAGGCTTTGTCTTTCTCAGAAGAATATGAATTAAATAAAACAAAAGCTGAAAGAGCTGAAGAATTACAATTAACTTTGCAACAGAAAAAGGGAGCTTCTGAATTTGCAAAAACTGTATTTGCACAAATATCACAGAATAATGCTAACAAAAGATTAGCTCCTGTATTAAATAGATATAAAAACGAATTGTTAAGTGGAATGTCAGGTGGTAGAGATCCCTATACTTTGACATCGCCTAATATAACTAGAAATTAATATGGACGCATTTGGATATAACGCATTAAGTGGTTTTTTTGGATCAGCTGGCATCAAAGATGCTAAAATGCAAGAATTGCAATATCTTGAAAAGATATACAATTTAAGAAAAATGAAGCAGCAAGAAGAAGATCAACTTGCAGCAGACAGTCAAAAACTAATTGATACCGCATACAATACAGCAGTAGAACTAACTACTGGAGATAATGCTAGAAGAAAAGACATACTTGATATAGAAGGTATATCATCAGAATTATTGCAACCTATAAATGACAAAATACAAAATGCTGGCAGTTATGAAAAAGCAAGAAGATTAGGTATAGATAAAGATTTAAGAGAATATCAATATAAACTTATGAATAATGATAAGGTATATCAGATGAAATTAAATCAAAATGCTATAGCTAAAATTATAGAAGCAGATGCTTCAGGTAAAGGTCATTTAATAAATCAACAAGACAGAGCGGCATTTAATGCATGGCAAGCAGAGAAAACAGATAAAGTTACATTTAGAGGGGTATATGACTCTGATATTAATATGGATTTTATTAATAGTCCTGATTATGCAGGTAAACCTATTACAAAACAGGATATTATAGTTAACAATATGGGTTTAATAAATGATTGGGCTTATTCCGTAAGTGGAGGTGATCCAGTAGAAGAACAAAAAGCTCATGCATTAGCAACAGCTAATCCGAATATTATAAACTCTGGAGGTTGGCTAGATAATAAATTGGAAATACTAAACGGAGTAAGAGATGCTGAAGGCAATTTACTGTATGATCCAAATATTAAATTTGGTAAAGGTGAAATAAAAACATCATTAACTAAAGAGTTACTTAAAGGACAACTACAAATGTTCCCTGAAGATGGCCTTAAGTTGTCACAAATAATTGAAAATGGTGGTTTCCAAAACTTCTTCAAGCGTGCTGATGTTTCAAGCTTCTTTGAAACTACATTTGGTATAGATGAAAGCAACCCAGGCTTGATGGAGAAAGATAGTTATATGTTTGATGCTGCTGGTAGATTAGCGCCCAATGATCCTGCCTTAGAACAAAGACTTGTATTAGCTGGACTTGATAATGGACCTAATGTAGAACAAGATTATTATTTTGATAATAACGGTGACATAATGCTTAAGATTAATAATCTTAACATAAAGAAAATGTATGATTATAAAGGTGCTAGTTTAGATGGTGACGCAGCGACATTTATGGATAGGGATGCAGATGATATGAAATTTAAAGGCATATTCTTAGGCATGAAAGTTACATATCATGATGAAGCAGGAAACATCAAATCAAAATTATTAATGAAAGGTGTTAAAGATATTGATCCTACAGATAGTGCAGAAAATATAAACAAGACTATACTTGGTGAAGCCTATGATCCAAAATATACTAATTTAGAATATCGTCCTGCATATGTAATGCAATTTGAAGAACCTGATGTATTTGGGTTTGAAGGTCGATTAGGTCCATTATTGGGTGGTGGAAGAAGAACAACATATAGTGATGCTTATTATCGTGAAATTAATTTAGGTAGCAATAACACACTTGCCGCTTTAAAGGATGAAGCGTATGATGAACAATTAAGTAATGCAAAAAATGAAAGATTTAACGCACAAAGATATCAAACAGAAAATAGAAGAAAGAATGAAATGTCTAAAAAAACTAGGTCACAGCTAGATGATATATATGCTTCACGTTTGGATGTAGGTATAAAAGAACTTACAGACAATCATGAACCATCTATAATATACACATCAAGAGCAATGGGCTTTGATAGAAGAATAGATCCATACTTGATGGCTGATGTGTTTGATATGGCACAAATGCAAGGTGGTGAAAACTTTTCACAAAATGTTAGCCAAATATTAAACGGTTTTCATAAATTAGAGGAAGAATATCCAGACTTATTAAGAATATATAAGTCAGGAGATCCGAAAGCACTAATTGATCATTATAAATCTACATTAAGCGAATCACAGTTTAAACAAAAACTTACTAGATTCAAATTATGGTCTAAATATTTTAATCGAGCTAACTAATGGCAGTAGACGAAACACCAAAAGAAGGAATTGATTCTTATGATTCAGGCATGTCTTCTAATCAGGGCATTAATAAATTTTTAAATGCTATCAAAGAAGATCAAAAAGATTATAATAGATCTATTGATATGTATGGTGCACAAAAAAATGCACAAGAAACTAATGCTTTACAGCAGCAGCAAATGGGTTTAATATCTTCTGGTCTTGGTACTGATCCAGTTGGTAGTGATTTTGCACCACAAGATTTATTTACAGTAGGTGGCGGTTTAATTGGAGGTGCTTTTGGCGGTCCAGCAGGTGCGGTAGCAGGTACTACACTTGGTGCTAGTTTAGCTGAAACGACAGGTTCTGATTCTAAATTCCAACAAAGTTTAAAAGCTGGTACTGGAATGTTGATTGAAAGCACGGGTGATACATATGAGTTTTTAAAAGCAGTTGTTACACCGTGGGATCCAGATATAGATCAAAATACAACTATTGGTGATTTTTTACAAAGATATGGATCAGATATGTCTTTATCTAACTCAGTATATGTACCAGACAATTTAAAAGCTACTGGTTGGGGAGCATTAGCAGATCCTACATTTTGGGCTACAGATGTTGCTAAACTTTTACCTTACTCTATGTCATTCTTTTTGCCTGCAGGAGCGGCAGCAAGAAGTACAAGATTTTTATTAAACTCAACCAAAGCATATAAAGGAGCTAAAACATTACGTGTTGGAGAAAAATTATATAAACCTGTTTTAACAAAAGCTTCTAAGAAACAAGCAAAGCGTCAAGGCATACAACAAGGTGAAGAGTTTGCAAAAATGGAAATGCGTAAAGGTATTGACATTGTTGCATCGAGTATTGGTGGTGGTATTGGTGGTAACTTTGCAGAAGGCGCATATGTTGCTGGTGAAGCAATGCAAGATGCCTTAGCTGCAGGATTATCAGATCAAGAATCACAAGCAGTTGCAACACAAGTATGGCGTGATAATACTAATTGGGTAGCAGCAGATATTGCACAGTTCGGTTTAACATTTGGTGGTTTAGGTAGATTAACGGCAGGATTTAGAGGTTTGATGAAGCCTACTTCTTTTGGTCAAAAAGTATTACCATTTATGCAAGCAGGTGGTACTGCAGCTGCTGAAGGGTATGCAGAGCAACATCAAGAAGTATTTCAAGAGTGGATTAAACATAGAGCTTTAGCCGAAAAAGGTGGAGGGGAACCACTTCCTTTTTCTCAATATTTCAAACAAATGGTTGCTGGTACTAGTGTAGGAGATGCATTAGGTTATGGTGATGAGTCTGAATTTAGAGAATACTATAAGAGTGAAGAAATGTTAATGACTCGTGTAAGTGCATTTGCTTTAGGTGGAGCTATGGGTGCACGAGGTGGTTATGTTGATGCAATTGCAGAAAGAGATTACCAAATGCAAGAGCAAAGACAAAGATTGGGTGATTTATATGATGAAGCAGATTTTGCACAAGCTCAATCAATGAGACAAAAAATAATTGCGCATACAGTAATTGATAGTAACGGTAATGCATCATTAGCTAAATCACGTGTAGAGAGAATGGTGGCTGAAGGACAAATGCGTGAAGAAAAAGGAAAACAAATTATAGAAGCCATTGAGCAAGGTGAGGATATTTATGATGCAACATTTAAAGGCAATCAGTTAACACAAGCTGGTAAAAGACAGATATTCTTAACACGTGTAGAAATAGCAGAACAAAATTCTACTATAGAAAGATTACAAGAAACAAGAGATCAAGAAATTGAGGTAGCTAACAATAACTTCAAAAACAATGAAGTAAAACGTGAACAAGCTATTAATGAGGCAAATCAAAATTTTGAAGAAGCTAAATCTATTATAGAAGAAGAAATAAAAGAAAATGAGTTTTTAATTGAGAATGTAGCATCTGTAAAGTTAGGCAAACTTACTAAAGATAAAACAAGAGTAAAAAGAACATCTAAGGGACTAAGGCCTGAAGAGTTTACTGAGTTCACTACAGAAGGTAGACAGGCAGAACAAGACAAACCAAGTGTCGTTCAAAGAGCTGCAACTGCAATTAAAGAAGGCGCACAAGCTGTAGTTAAAGGTGTAGGTCAAGCAGTTCAAACTGTTAAAGAACGTGGTATAAAACAAGCAGCACAAGATGCTGTACAGTCTGCACCTGCAAAAAAAGTATCAGAGTTTCTTAAAACACAAATAGATAAAGGAACTAATTTTACAAAAAAATATGCAGACAAAGTAATTCCAGGAGCTTCAGCTAGTATAGAAGAACAAGTAAAAAAATATAGAGAGTCATTAGGAGACAAAACACCTACAGCTGAAGAAGTAAAAACAAAAGCAAAAGAAATAGTTGATAAAATAAAAAAAACTGATTTAAAAGGAGCTACTACTGAAGTAATAAATGAAGTAAAAGACTTTGTAGAAAACAAACTTAAAGATAAATCTGTTACAGAAACTTTAGTACAAACTTATGAATCTGCAAAAACTAAAGGCAAATCTTTAATAGAAAAAGGTAAAGAAATAGTTTCTGATTTTAAACAAAAAGTTGATGCTAAAACAGAAAAGCTAAATCAAAGAAAAGAAAACGTTCAAGAAGAAAAACA